GGGTTTTCTCTCTAGTCTAGGTACTGCTGTTTCTGAAGAGTGGATTATACCTTCTGTGTATGAAAACATGGACAGGTTCAGGTCATATGATGGTCAGCCTGTCGACTTAACTCCTGAGATTACTGAAAGCCTAACTAAAGGTTTGCTTGATAAAGTAGCAGTAAAGGAAGTATTACAAGAGGCCGCTACTGTAGGTATGGATAGTGCGTTAGCAATAAAAGAAACACACTTACGTACTCAACAGCGTAGGGCTGAACTAGCTGCCGAAGGTTTTACTGGTACATCAGCAACAGTATTGGCTGCTATGTTTGACCCTGTTGAGTGGGCTACTATTGGTGCTTCCGCTGCTGCTATATCAGCTTTAAGTGGCCCTGCTGCTCCCCTTACTGGTGGTGCAGTGTTGGCTGCTGGTGCGGCTAAGAGAGCCAAGAAAGCCTATTCTGTAGGCAGGGCTGCATTAGCAGGTGCTGGTGTAACAGCAGCAGAACTTGCAGCATTTGAGAGTATCCGTGCTGGGTTAAAATATGACATTGATGCTAACGATGTACTTATAGCTGCTGGCTTGGGTGCAGGTTTAGGTGGTGGTATAAACGCTGCCACTACTGCATTTGTCAAACGTGCTAACGTATCACGCCTAGCTAAGATTGTAGCAGAAGGTGGTGAACTTACCCCTGCACAAAGAGCCTTTTACGATGCTAACAATGTAGAAGCAACCACACAAAAGCTTATAGATGATACATTAAAGGACGAAAGTTTTATTCAGTCTATTGATGCCACATCTACAGCTAGGTCTATTGGAGACATATCAGCAGAAGAAGCTGCTGCCGTGCCTAAGATGGCAGGTGTTAGTATGTTTGGATTGCGAGAGTTAATCTCTACAGGTGCTAGGTCAGGTTTGTCTAAGTTAAATCTAGCTAGACTAGGTGGTGCTAAACTTGGTATGAACAGCGCAGGTTTTGTAGACGGAACCACTAAGACAGTAGATTCAGCATCTGAAATTGCAGAGCGTATGCAAGGTCAATTCCGTATTCCTGCTGCATATACACTACATCCTAACCAAAGAGCATGGACTAAACGTACTGGTGGTACAATAGAAGAGTTTAATAAACTAGCTTCTAGATATGCACGTGGTATTATTACTGACGTTGACCCTGAAGTAAAAGCAGTAGCTGATTTGTTTAAGCAACAGGAACGTCAGCTTGCTGAACTTGCTATTAAAAATGATGTGGCTGGTTTTACACCGCTAATGCTGGATAGACACGCTAACTATCTACCACGTATTTTTAACGATGAAAAGATTGTAGCACTGCGTCAAAAGCTTGGAGCAAATGCAGACGAAGCTATAGCTGACTTAGTTGAGAAAGCTATCCGTAATGCACAGCCTGACATTGTAGCTGATGTGACAAAAAGCTTACAGCGTAAAGGTAGAAAACGGATAACACAAAAGTCTATTGATGATTACATTCGTAGAATAGCGCAAGGTTATACTAAGACTATAACTGACCCTAAAGTGGGTATGGCTAAAGGACCAGCAGGTGCTAACGAAATGAACATCGAAGATTTCATAGAAACCTTTGGTAGTCGTTTTGATGAAGATGAGGTATTAGATGTTATAGACATGCTTACTAAGTCAGGTAAGATGTTATCTAAAGACCACAAACGCGCACGTCCTAGAATTATCTTGGATGAAAAAACTTCTGTATATGCTACACGTGCTGATGGTGAGGTAGAAGAAATACATTTCTACGACTTGCTAGAGGAAGATATTGAGCAGTTGCATAACTCTTATATATTCCAAATGTCAGGTGCTGTTGGTCTTGCTCGTAATGGTATTAATACAAATCAAATAAACTCTTCTTGGAGTGCTTTTAAAAAGAACATTATACAAGAGGCTAAAGAAAAGGGGATAGACCCTAGCAAAGAAATAAAAGCCTTAGACTTTATGTATGATGGTATCACAGGAAGACTAGCACAAAGAGAAGAAGTATCCAATAATTTTAGAGAAGCAGCTATTGTTACTAGAGCATATAGTTTCTCTGTTAATATGGGTATGTCTGGGATGTCAGCCCTCATGGAAATATCTAACGCCATGTTTGAATATAGTGTTAGAACACTACTCAAGACTATGCCAGCTTATCGTAAGTTGTACGCTAAAGCATCTCAAGGTAGACTTGAAGATGGCCTTATGAAAGAACTTGTAGAAGGCATGGGCATTGGTGGTGAGGTTGCTTTAGGTAGATATAACAAAGCTACTCGTTATGAAGGTGGCAATGTTGAAGGTTACATTGGTCCTGAACAAAGTGGATGGGGCAAAGGCGCACTAAAGGCTCAACAGTTTGTATCTTATTGGTCAGGTCTTAATGGTGTTACACAGACGCTTCGGCGCATGTCTATGCTACATTTTTCTACACAGTTTGCACGAGCAGCTAAGAAGGGTGGTAGTGTATTTAGTGATGTAAAACTAAGACAATTAGGCTTAGATGATACTGATGTAAACGACATTAAGAACGCTATCAATGAGTTTGCTGATTTCAAAGGTTCTGTGTTAGATAGGCTTAACTTAGAGAAATGGCCTGAACCTGTTAGAGAAAAGTTTCAAGCAGCAGGTTTTAAGGAAGCAAGACAAAGCGTACAGGAAATGAACATTGCATCAACCAATGGTTTCTTACGCTCTGAACTTGGTAAAACATTCTTTCAGTTCCTTAGTTTTCCTTTAGCTTCGCTTGAACAGCAGACAATGAGATTGGGTGTACGAGCAGCACATGGTGATATGGCAGTAGCAAAAATACTTATGTCTTCTGCTTTCATGGGTAGCCTTATGTATACAGCACGTGTACATATGAACGCTGCTGGACGGAGTGATGCTGATGAATACATACAAGAACGTATGAAACCTTCTAACTTTGCACAAGGTGCGTTAAGTCAGATTGGTGCAGCTTCCTTATTTGGATACATCTATCAGGTTACTACTGGTGCTATGGATGGTAATACATATGCCATGACACCACCTGCTGTTTCTATTGCACAATCTATGTTACAAGTAACACAAGCCTATAATGATGGTGAAATTACAGAGGCAGAATATCGTAGAGCATTACGCCTACTTCCTGCACAATCTTTGTATGGTGCTAGGCAGTTAATTAACTACACAGCCAACGAGTTAGGCAACTAACCTAAAGTTACATCATTAGACAAAACACAAGGATAAGAGATGGCTCTTTCATATACTAACTATACAGGGGATGGTACAACAGATACGTTTGCCATCAACTTTACATATCAAAATACCAGTGAGATTAGCGTCACGGTAGATGGTGTGGCTGAGACAGGCCTGACCTTTCCTTCTGCTGCAAGTGTACAGCTAACTTCTGCACCAACAACTAATGCTATTGTACAGGTTCGCCGTACAACTGATTTGACAGCACGTGCAGTTGACTTTGCATCAGGCTCAGTTCTCACAGAAGAAGACTTAGACAATAGTGCTATCCAACTCTTTCATTCTGCACAAGAAGCAGTAGACAGGGTTGGGGACACTATTGGTCTGGACACAACTAACCGTTGGGATGCTGGTAACAATAGAATTATTAACGTAGGCTCTCCTACAGCAAGCACAGACGCTGCTACAAAAGCCTACGCAGATAGTATTGTTACAGCAGCAGAAGCAGCAGCTATCCTAGCCGCACAGGATGAGGTTGACGAAGCTACAGGTAACATCATTCCAGATGCTACTAAGCTTGCTATCCATCCGATTGGTTCACAGTACACACTGTCAGATGGTACAACTACTGACTACTCAGCCAAGCATTATCAGGATGGTGCTGCTACCTCTGCAACTAATGCAAGCACAAGTGAGACTAATGCAGCAACCTCTGAGACTAACGCACAGAATTGGGCTGTCAAGGTAGACGGTGAAGCAGTAACAGGTGAAGGTTACTCAGCGAAGGCTTGGTCTGTAGGTGGTACAGGTATCACAGATACTGCTGGTGCTGGACCTGCTAAAGATTGGGCAGTAGAAACCACAGGATTAGTGGATGGCACTGAGTTCTCATCTAAAGAATACGCTATTGGTACACAAGTAACAAACCTAGAAGGCTCCGCTAAACAGTGGGCTTTGGGTGGTGGTGCTGGTTTTGACCGTGACACAGCCGTAAAGGGTGCAGGTGCTAGTGCTGAATACTCAGCCAAGTATTGGGCTAACCAAGCAGCTAACTCTGCTAAAGACTTTGTAGATGTGTACTACGGTTCATTCACTTCAGATTCAAACGCAGAAGATTACCAGCTAAACACTAACGAAGGCACAGTGAATGTCGGTGACCTTTACTTTAACAGCACAGATAATGTGATGCGTGTACGCACGTTCTCAGGATGGCAGGATGTAGCTACAGATACTAGTAGTCTTGCCACTAACGGCTTCGCAATCGCAATGGCAATCGCCCTATAGAGGATAAACTATGGCACAAAATTTTAGACGATATATGCTACAGGGCGTAGGCACTTCGGCTGCTGATATACCTAATGGCACAGACTTTGACAGTTACGATACCATTGTAGGTATCCACATGACTAACACAACATCTAACGCAATCACAGTAGACTGCTACCTTTCTAACGGTGGTACTAACCACTACCTCATCAAAGGCGCACCAATCGCCGCTGGCGGTGCTTTGCAGCTTCTTGATGGTGGCGCAAAGGTAGTCGTAGCAAGTGGTGACAGACTGTGGGTACAGTCCGATACAGCAGCATCATTGGATGTATGGGTATCTGCCGTTGACGCAATTAGCACATAAGGGAGATAGACATGGGTTACATTGGTAATCAGGCTGTACAAGGCTACAGCAGCATCCCTGCTAAACAAGACTTAACAGGTGCAACAGGTGGGACACTAACACTGACCCACGCTGTATCTAGCCCAGAGGCTATTGACCTATATATCAATAACGTCCGTCAGGAGCCTACCGAATCATACGGTGCAGCAGGTACTACAGTTACCCTTAATGGCTACACTGTATCTGCCTCAGATGATATTTACGTTGTGTATAATGCACTAGCATTGCAGACATCTGTACCCCCTGATGGTTCTATTACACAGGCCAAGCTAGACCCTGCCCTTGTATTAGGTGGTGGTAGCTTTCTTGGAGATAGCGGTGGGGGAACTGCTGACATCTTTCGTGTACATGAAGATGAGTTGAACACAGACATTACTGTGGCAGCTAATACCAACGCTCTGTGTGCTGGTCCTTTAACTGTAGCAACAGGAGTTACTATTACTGTTAATGGTAACATGGTGATAGCATGAGTGATTTAAGAGTAAACACAATAAGTGCTAGTGATGGCACCAGTCCTGTCACGCTGACTAAGCAGAGTGCGGCGAAGGCGTGGGCATCCATTGACCAAGATGCAACAGACCATCCAACATTAGATGCGCTCAACATTGCTTCAACCGCAGATATTGCTACTGGCGTTACCAAAATAACATTTACAAATAGTTTTTCTAATTCATTTTATGCTGTGTCTGGTACTGGACAAGCACAAGATGAAGCTGGGGGGGATTTTGGAGTGTGGGGAAGGTCAACAACAAGTAGCCGTCAGATGACATCATCAGATTTTCACACTGATAACCGCCAAAGTGATGCTGGCGCGAGAGACCTTAAATATTTTGGCATGTCAGTACACGGAGACTTAGCATGAGTGAGATAAAAGTAGATACCCTCACAGGCAAGACCACCGCCAACGACATCACCGTGACGGTTGGTGCTACTGCTACGCAGTCTTTGGAACAGGGTGTAATAAAAGCGTGGGCAATGATTGCGACTGTATCAAGCATAAATGACAGCCTAAATTCGTCCAGCTTCTTCGATAGAACGACTGGAAAACCGCAGGTGAATCTAACAAATGCTTTCAGCACTGCTGACAATTGTTGCGGTGCGGCCAATCCATTTCAGTACGCCAGTGGCTCAGAAAATCTTGCCGTTCAGTCGGCAGGTTTTATGCTTAGTACGTCTGCAATGGGGGCTGAGTGTGGCACTAATACTACATCTCTTATTGATTGGCACAGAACCAACATCTTTATGATGGGAGACTTAGCATAATGGCTGGTAAAATTGTAGCAGATACGCTGGAACACAGCACCGCTGGGTCAATCGCCACGAACTATGTTGTCGAGGGTAGTGCGAAGGCTTGGTTAGACCAAACATCTAGGGCAGGTCACGCAACAAATGATTCATTTAATATAAGTTCAGTCGCAGATACGTTGGCAGGAAAAATGTCACCATCGTTTTCTAGCAGTATGAACGCCGCAAACTATTCAGCAGTTTGTTCAGGTATTTCACAATATGCAGACAACGGTGGTGGTGGTGCAGATTTTACTGCTTGTGATACTGCAAACAGGGCATCTAGTGGTTGTAGGTTAATAACACTTGATTACAACGATGCTGGAAATCAAGACGCTGAAAGAGTGGACTTAGCAATATTCGGAGACCTTGCCTAATGAATACACCAGAGTTTCAAGGCACCCACCTGTTTGACCGCCTCTGCTGGGCAAAGGAAAACCTAGACGGTGTGCAGTCAGACTATCGTGTTGTCTTTGAGGACAGCATTGATGAGTGCGCCAAGATACTTGTGCCTGACCCTAACTGGATGGCGTGTGCATTGCAGGGCGGTATCCTTCCACCTGTGTGGGTGTACCATGAGTTGGCTAAAGATGAGGCGCAGCCTAACTTTAAGAAGCATACACGTGGATACCTTCTGCATCAGACAGAGCCTGTTGGCCCAATGACAGAGGAAGAGGCAATCGAATACTTAATTATGAAAGACTGTCCTGAATCTGTATGGAAAACATATAACGAAGGTAACCGTCCTAAGATGGTTATCTGCAAGAAACAACAACTACCTCAGACAAGAGAATGGCGTAATGCTTGGAAGATTTCTGAGGAACTTAACATAGCCGCATAGGAGACTAAAAGTGGTTGATACATATATCGTAGATAAAGACGGTAATCAGGCAAATGCTGCTAATGTAACCGTTCCCTCAGACCGTCACTTCCGTGGTGCTTGGGTACTCTCAGGTAACGTAATCTCTGAGGATATTGAAACAGCACGTGAAATCTTCAAGGACAAAGTACGTGAAGCACGTGCGCCTTTGCTTGAAGCCAAAGACGTAGAACTGATGAAAGCACTAGAAACAGGTGCAGACACAACAGCTATTGCTGCTGCTAAGAACGCACTGCGTGATGCACCAGCCGCTGCTGCTATTGCTTCAGCATCTACCATCGAAGAACTAAAGGCTGCTTGGGATACATCTGTACTTGGTGCAAGCCCTTACTAATAGGAGGCTACAATGGCACTTTCAAAGATAGATACCGCTGGCCTTACGGCTGATGCTGTAGATAATACTATTTTAGATTTAACTGATGACTTTGCATTTACTGGCACAGTAAGTGGTGCTGGTGGTTACACTCAAGGCACAAAAGTTTCGCCTACATCTGGCACAACTGTTGATTTTACAGGTATTCCAAGCGATGTAAAAGTCATTCATCTTTTATTTAATGAATTGGATAGAAGCAGTTCTGCTTGGGGAATTATCCAACTTGGGGATAGCGGTGGGTTTGAGACTACAGGTTATACATCTTCTGTTGCATATCCGGGTTCTGGTAACACTTATGTCGCTAACTCTGCTGCTGAATCCAATGGGTTAAGAATGTGGTATTATGGAGCTACCAAGCACTCAGGTTTTGCAACGATTATGAGAATGAGTACAGACCAAACGCAATGGGTAATGTGGGGAAGATGTCATGCCGCTGAAGGCGGGTCTTATTCAGTTTATTCAGCAGTAAAAAAAACACTATCGGCCGATTTAACACAAGTCAGAGTTACGATGGCAAGCGGCAATTTTGTAGCTGGTGACATAAATATTTTATACACATCATAGAGGTTTTAATGGCAGATACAGGCACAAGACTTAATTTGCAAACTGGTCAATCTGAAACTTTTACAGTTTCGGCGGATGAAATGTCTTGGAGATTAAGCGTAGATGAATTAGCGGCTGAATCTTTGCAAATGTTGCGGCAAGAAAGAAACGCAAAACTGGCAGAGACAGACTACCTAGCTTTGTCAGACAATACATTATCATCAGAGATGTCTACTTATCGTCAAGCATTGCGTGACATAACGGACACATATCAATCGCTAGACACTGTAGTCTGGCCTACGAAACCATAAGGAGAGGCAGATGCCCTACATAGGTAAATCCCCTGTAGGCGGTGGGTTCCACAAGCTGGACAACCTGACTGCCTCTGCTACCGCTACCTACGCTCTTACGCTAGGTGGCGCAGCATACTATCCAGAGACTGCTAATCAGCTTCTGGTTTCACTTAATGGTGTTATTCAAGCACCACAAGATTCGTTTACCGTATCAGGAAGCAACCTTGTATTCGACAGCGCACTGACAGCCTCAGACAGCATTGACTTTGTTGTGGCTCTTGGTGATGTGTTGGGTGTTGGTAGTGTTACTGATGGTGCTATTACCACGGCTAAGATTGCTAACCAAGCTGTAACTATGGATAAGCTGGCAACGAGTGGTACATTACCAGCGTTGGATGGTTCTGCGCTGACTGGCATTTCTGCTGGTAGTAACATTCTTGAGGTCATCTCTGGCGTCTGTGATGGGTCTACTCAAATTGTAAATGGGACGACATACACCTTCCCAAACGTAACAGCAAAACAAACAACCACAACATCATATGCTGATGTTACAGGTTCAAGTTTTGCTTACACACCACCATCGGATGCAACGCGAGTTGAGTATGATATAATTATACAACACGCCTCATCAGCAAACAGGCACTTTAATCATTTCAAATTTTATTTGGACAGTGATGAGGTGGTTTACGCTAGGACATCTTTTGGTGATTTTACTAACTCATACGAAGAACCTCTTCACTTTAAGTGGATATTAGGTATCGGTGGAACTGCTGATACGAATGTTGGCAGGGTTGCGAGTTGGACAACAAGCAAAACAATGAAGTTGCAAGCAAGAGCATATAGCGCAAGTGATGCTACTGATTTACACCACAATGTTTATTGGGACGGTGGCACACCCAGTGGTGGTCACTTGAAATTGCCAACCTTAAAAATCACCGCATACAAATAGGAGACTGATATGGCACTTGTAAAATTAAACAGTCGTTCAGCCCCTGCTTCTACTTTTGGTAATGTGCTTCAGGTGAAACATGCTGAGAGCAATACTATATCAACACATACTGGTGGTTCAGGTACTTTTACAGCTTCAAACTTGACCATAAACTTTACGCCTACTTCAACATCCAGCAAATTGCTACTTCATGTTTCGTTCATTTATGGTGCTAGTGCATCTGCTGGTAATAACGTAAGGCTAAAGAAGGTGGTAGGAGCTACAACAAGTTACATTTATTTTGATGCCCCTGCCGCAGGAAACACAAGAGCAACACTTAGTAATATTTATCAAGCTTTTGCTAACTCTCAAGGTTTTGGGGAATTTGGTACAGTTATCGAAGATAGTCCATCTACGACATCTCAGATAACATATACCATTGAGGGTGAACATCAGGGTGCTGGCAATCTTTATATAAATAGCAGGAATGACGGTATTACTGACTGTGACAGAATGGGTCACATTACCATTACAGAGATAGCTGGCTGATGAAACAACTACAGTCAGTAACCCCAGAACTCCGTGTTGCTCTTGATTTAGAGAGCCATGAGAAAGAATGTGCAGTACGCTACAAGGCTGTTGGTGATAAACTTGAAAGTCTTGATAAGCGTCTGTGGCGTTTAGAAGCAATGATTATGGGGTCAACAATTATTGTTGTTGGCCTCGCAGCATCCTTACTAATGAAACTGTAGGAGAATAGCCATGTTAGCGGAACTAGCGGCGGCTAACGCTGCCTTTGCCATTATAAAGCAAACTCTAGCCAATGGTAAGGAACTAGTTGATGCTGGCAAGGCTATCTCTCAGTACGTAGATGCCAAAGAAACTTTACAATCTAAAGCCAATAAAAAGAAAAACTCTTTCTGGAATCAAGTAGGCGGTAAGTCTGGTGATGACTTAGAAGAGTTTATGGCTCTAGAACAAATTAAGCAGCAAGAGAATGAACTACGCGAGGCTATGCAGCTTTATGGTAGGGCAGGACTGTGGCAGGATTGGGTTAGGTTTCAGGCAGAAGCAAGAAGTCGTAGGGTTGCCGCACGTAAGCAAGCAGAAAAAGAACGACAACAATTTATTGACAACTGTATTATGGCTTTTTATTGGGCTGTGTGTATAGGATTAGGTCTGGCTACGCTAGGTATTATTCTGTGGGTTGTTAAGGAGAGTATGAATGTTTAAGACAATAGTACTAGCCTGTGCTATAGCTTCTCCTGACATGTGCTGGGAATATCACGATACACGTGGTCCATATGACACACAGGAGCAATGTAAGGACAGAGCCTATGAGATGGGCAATATGATTGCAGAGGTGCATGAGGGTGCTATCATGGCACAGAAGTTTAGATGTGAGCAGCTAAGAGGTCAGGCACTATGATACTAGGAGTAGTACAAGCCGTGGCTGGCCTAGCCAGTACATGGATGGAAGGTAAGGTTGAGACACAAAAAGCCAAAGTAGCTGTAGCAAAGAAGGTTGCTGCTGGTGAAATGGAGTGGAACCAGACCATGGCACAGGCTTCTGCGTCAAGCTGGAAGGATGAGTGGCTAACAATTTTGGTAAGCATACCCCTGATACTAGCTTTTACAGGGCATGAGGACATTGTACAGCGTGGCTTTGCGGCGTTAGAGAGTATGCCAGACTTCTATAAGACTGCTGTAGGTGTTGTATTTGCAGCAAGCTTTGGTGTTCAACAGCTTACTAAGATGTTTAAAAAATAGAGGTAACTATGAGCCTATACGAAAACATTAACAAACGTAAAAAAGCTGGTACTAGCAGACCTAAGAGTAAGTCTACTATCAGTGACAAGTCCTATGCCAACATGAAGGCTGGTTTTCCTAAGAAGACAGATAAGTATAAGAAGAAAGCATGAACTATTCACAGTTAATTCAACAACTTAAACGTCACGAAGGATTGAGGTTAAAGCCCTACAAATGCACAGCAGACAAGCTTACTATCGGTGTTGGAAGAAACTTGGAAGATGTAGGCATCTCAGAAGAAGAAGCAGAGATGTTGCTGATAAACGACATAGAGAGGGCAACAGACCAGTTAGTACTGACCTTTCCGTGGACAGAAGACCTAGACACGGCACGTTTTCAAGCCCTTATCAACTTCACCTTCAACGTAGGGATAGGGACAGTGGGCAAGTTCGTAAACGCAATGGCTCTGCTAAAGGACGGAAGTTACGATATGGCAGCAGACGAGTTTCTGAACAGCCGTTGGGCTAAACAAGTAGGACAACGTGCCATAGAAGTTGCGGAGCAGATACGTACAGGAGAGTGGCAATGAGTAAATATATAAAAACTAGTGGTACATCTACACCTACTCTTGCCGATAATCTTGGTATCGGTGACAGATACAAGAAAAAAGAAAAGCCTAAGAAAAACGATAGTAACGGTATATTAAAGTATTTCAAAGACCTTATGAAAGGTAGTGAAACATGAGCCAAAAACAACAGATGGACGATTTACATGCCGCCGTTACAGCAGACCTGCTGGCACGTGTACGCAGCGGTGAGGCAACTGCAAGTGAACTGTCAGTAGCTGTCAAATTTTTGAAGGATAATGGTGCATCCTTGGATGTTATCACTGCTGAAAGTCCTATGGCTAACCTTCTTAACGACTTACCCTTTGAGGTAGCGGAGAGTGTGCAATGAGAGGTGATAGCGCAACTTTAAGAGTAGCTGATTTTACTTTAGCTGCTAACACTTGGACAAAGTTATTAGATGATAACGTCAACAGGACTATGCTTACCGTATTAAATAATACTAGCACAGCTAACATTGAGATTGGTTTGGGTAACAATTCTACACCACCTACAACATTCTTTAAAGTTACTGGTGCTGCTACAGGTACTGTGGTTGGTGATTC